CGGCCAAGGATTTGAAAAGTTCATCAATCTTTTTTATAGTGTTCGATTTGATTTCATCATCGGATTGAAGCCATTCATAATAAGTTGAACGAACAATTGATTTCTCCTTTCTAATCAACGGAATCCAAATCCTTAAAAAATAATCAATTGTCGGTATATGCCGATCCATAACAAGCATAACTTCCCCTTTATTACTTAACTGTTCTTTCTTATGAGAACAACATTCAGTAATATAAATAAAAGCAAGTTCCTCAAGCTTTAAAATAAATTCATTTGAATATGCCATAACTTTACTATATACTATGTTTTTTTGTTCGAATATCTTTCCCGAATACTATATATTTTAAACTGCCTTTCCATTTTATTCACTCCATTGCCAAGGGATTTTTGTTCTCCATGCCTTCGATAAAAGTAAAGAAATGCATTAACATAACCAAGCTTTAAATCATTATATAAACATCGCATGTTAAATTCATATTCTTCGGCGCAATCAATTGTTTCATCGAAGAATCCAATCTTATCAAATACATCCCTTCGATACATTAAGCTCCCGCCATGAATTGAATTGTACATAACCAATTGTTCGAATGTTGGATTTGTACGTTCTGGAATATACTCCAATTGTTTACCGGCATGCATCCCTTCCATATAAATTGCGATTGCATTTCCATTAATGAAATCATAATCAAGCATTCCTTCAACGGAATCTTTAATTGAATTTGTTGGCAAGTAATCATCTTCGCAAAGGTATTTGATAAACGTACCGCTTGAAGCTTTGATGCCTTGATTTAAATTATAAGAAACCGAAGCATCATGATTAGATTCAATTATCTCGATTGCCCCTGGATAAGATTGCCGGTGTATCGATGAAATTGCTTTATTAAGATATCCGCGATTTGTTCGGTAAGGAATAATAATTGAAACGAGCGGATAAGTCATTTAAGAAGATTTAAGAGATGTTTGCCCGCAGCTTCCATATTATGCTTGCCAATGAATCCTTCATGCGTTGATTCGCGAATTAATTGAAAATTGTCTTTTGTAATAACGTTGAGAATATTATGGAATTTTTCTTCATTGTTTGCCAGGATAAAATTATGATTGCCGTAAACATCTTCGTAAGCTGCCGGATTTAAGTTGTTAGTAATTACTAAACATCCAAGGGCCGTTGCTTCAAATGCTGTAACTCCAAAACAACCGTATAACTTTCCATTCAATAACGGTTGGAATAGTTCAATGTAAATATCGCATTTGGAAATCCTTTGAAGATTGTTATAGTGCGGATATCTTGTTTCATCGATATGGAAATTGAATTTATCTTTGAACGGCTTTATCATCTCTTTAATCTTATCGGTTCCCTTAACAATCGGATTACTTGGGAAATGGCCAATTGTAATTGTGCCATCATAACGCTTTGGCTTCTTTTCAACAAAAGAAAAGTGCGGGGCAATATATGTGAAATCTTTGTTGTGGAGTAAAAATTCACATTGATCTGTAAATATTCTTTGCCCCCGGAACAAGCTATCATAAAACTCTTTATTGTTTCGGTACCTGGTTCCGGTATGGTAAATGATTAACTTCGGATGATTGCGAACCACTTCAAAGATTCTCGGATCGGAATGAAATACCTGAACAACATCATATTCCATGTAATGCCTTGCAATATCATTTAGAGTTGCTTGTTCGCTTTGTGTTTGATAATTAAATACATGCCGTTGAAAAGTCCAATCAACGCAATCCACTCCAACCGCCCGAAGAGAATTTGCATTCTCATGGCTCATGTTGGCGAAATCCATTGATGCTAAATTTAGAACGTGCATAACTTATAAATCATTATCCAAAAAATAACTCCAAAGATTAGCATTGCCAACCAAACTAAAAATGTTCTCATTGCTTTAATAGATTAATTAAATGAATTTTTGTTGCATTCTTTCCGCTGTTTAATCCTTTTGCTTTAACCATTTTTTTTAGTTCTTGGATTGAAGCTGCTTCCGGATTGAATACATCCACTTTGATTCCGGTAAAATGAACAAGCTTTGGATTAACTCGCAGCATCTCGGAGTTCATCCGATCCATTGCAATGCGAACACAAGTTCCACAAGCGGTGTTCAAGCCGCCGAATCCATTATCGGAATACCAATTTGCAAGCTCGCGCTTTAATGGTTCATCCAAATGGCATGATCTCATCCTTGAGAATTGATCAAGTTGATATTTTAGTTCATCGCTTACTTTCATAAATCAAGATTAGTTCGGATAATAAATAAGAAACAAACGCCAGGGGAATTAATTTCCAATCAATGAATAAATAAATACTTGTTGCAATCCAAAAGGATAAGCAAGGTAAACAATTGAACGGTTTAATATTCGGGAGCTTCCAAGTCTGGAGCGCCCTCGCCATCGCAGTTGCGATAATTATATAAATCATATTTAAATTTTTTTATTGCTTTGTGAATAGTATCCAAGCCAAGCCCGGTATTTTTTTTGATTTCTCGATAAGTCATTCCATATAAATGCATTTTTGTTATTTCTTTTATGAATAGTTCTTGATCATCCTTCGGCATCTTATTTAAAAAATTGTGAATAAGTTCTTGATATTGATTCGGATCTTGTTCATTATCTTCATTGGCAACATCAAAGAGTTCATTCGCCGGGAATCTAAATTGCCGGTTAAATTCCGATCCTGGCCAATTGTATTGGTTCCAACAGAACCGGGCGAACATCTTCGGTAAAACATTCGCCTCAAGTTCATAATTATGCAATAAAAGATAAACATGGGAAACAAGATCGCGATGCAAAGGATCATTTGACGTAATCTTTTTCGCGATTTCATAAGCATCTTTTTCCCAAAACATGCGCTAAAATAATATAATTTCCTTTCAATCAACAAAATCTTTTGAAAAAAAATCAAACCATTGAACAAAAAAATGTTGGCCAACTGGCTTCGAATTGATAAATCTGTTCATCATTGGATAAGAAACATTCATATCTTCGGCAAGGTGTTTAATTTTATAACGCTTGTTTATTGTGTTTTTAATATGCAAGCGCATAAAATCCGTTATGTTTTGATTTTCAGAAAGGTAAATCATCATCCGCTTGTTCATCCGCTTGAATTTTAGTTTCTACTTTTGCACGCTCCAGGATGTTGCAATCGAATCCTTGCAACCTGGTAAAGAACTTTTCGTTCCATTCACGCCCGCGGATATCAAAGCTAATCTCAACCGCATCATTTACGGCAACAGTTTCAATTAATGATGTTTTATCATTAATAAATTCAAATTGAATAACTTCCGGATATTTGGAATTTGTTTCAATGTTGATTTCTTGTTTTGCAAACTTTTCTGTTATTTGCACTTTTTCGCCAATTTTCTTGACAACGCCAATCATTTTGTAAATCATATATCTATTTTTTGTTTGTTACTTGTTATTTGTAAGTTTTAACATAATATTGTTCGCTTGTTTCATTAACTCCGGAATTAAATTCTCCTTTGTCATATGCCTTTACTATTTGCGTTCGTTCCATTTCTTTTGCTTCTTTAATTAAGTCTTCAAATATCCAATCAAAAGCATCAAACTTATCTCGTTCAATCATTTGTTTATCTAATTCGTGAACCAACCATTCAACCGCTGTTTCTTTTGCCATCTTATTTATCATTTAATTCAGCAATACACATCGCATAAAACATCGAAGCATGTACCAACTTTTCATTCATAAATTCTTCTTTCTCAACATTGCGTTCATATTTAAGAACCGTTATTCTTTTGGCCGGTTCGATATGATCAACCTGGTGTATTGTTTTATTATCCCAATCGGAAAGCAAATCATCGCCGGTTGTAATCATGCAATAAACAAGCTCAAATAATGGCTTATCATATAACAGCATGTAAGCAACGCCTTGCCATTCATATTTTGAGTTATGCGCTTCGGAACCAAATGCCGGAAATGTTTCCAAACTCCAGGATGTTTTGCAATCAATAATTGAATCTTCGGTTATTATATCGCATTCCCCGGATAAATATTCACTTTCAACCCGAAGATTGTTTTTCTTGTAATCGGTAAATCTAACGGCGTTTAACAAAGCAATTGATTCAAGTTCTTGATCAATGCCTTTCATTACTGGCTTGGTTCTTATTTCCGATTTATAACCATAAAAGTTTTGCTTTGCAATTTCCCGGATGTAAGTTTTTGCCCCTTCCGATAATGCTTCGGTTTTATTCCTTGGCGATGCCATTAAATTTCCGATTGAAGATGGATGCCATTTCATAACGTTATGGCTTTAAGTTGTAAATCAGTTAAAGAATAAGTTGCATGTAATTGTTCAATTGTGAATTTTTTATCCGCAATTGCTTTCAATGCTTTCTCAAATCTTTCATTGTCAATTGATGGCTTTGCTTTTGGAGCTGCGCTTGCGGTGTTGCCATCATCATCAACGGCTTGCAAAGATAAAAGCGATTGTAATGTTCCCCTTCGGAAATAAGTAACCGCGGAAAGAATTTTTTGGGGATCTGTAATCAATGGCAATCTCATAAAAGATTCAATCATTTCCCCGGAATCAATATCAATAATTTGAGTTGTTACAACATCATCTTTAATTGGTTGTAATAATACAAGGCCATTTTCCCAAAGTAATGGTTCAACTGTTTCAAGCAATGCATTGATATCCGCATAACTCTTTTTAAAGTGTGGATTGGTTGCGTTCTTTTGAACTTTTCCGATTAATTGTTTCGCGGCATGAAGCTTCGCGTAGATTCCTTTTGGAGCGGTTGGCTCCGTTGTTTGTGTTGTTGGTTTCATGTTGTTGTTTTTAGTTGTTTATTTTGTAAAGTTAATCATTTATTTTAAATATGCAAGTAAATTGTTGTAAAAAAGTATAAAAGAATCAAAATCTTTTGCGATATAATAAATTCCCCCGGCGCTTTCAACCGATTCTTGATATTGTTTTTGAACTTCGGATTGTTTATCCTTGCCGAATTTTACTTCAATCTTTACGGAACGCCCTTGAATGGTTGCGGAAATATCCGCGGATCCCTTGGTTCCGGTGCTTGGAGTAAACATCCCCTTCAATTGGCGAGTATTTTCCCCGACTTTTATCTTTTTACCTTCGCGATAAATTCCCATTGTGTTAATTCGTTCCGCTTGACAATTAGAATAATTCAAGAACTTAATAATACATTTGGTCAATGCATTGGTTGAATTATCATTGTAATCTTCGGCAACAATATACGGGCAATTTGGATATTTCTTTTTAAGATATTCAAACTCCAGGGCTTTAAGTAATGCTTTGTTTTCTTTATTCATGGTTTAACGGTTTCAATTCCGCAAGCGTAACGGTTTTTGTATCGCATCGGAAAGTAAAGTTATGTTCCATTTCGCCTGCCAGGTGCAAAATAGCATTATTAAAAAAATCTATTTTTGAAATATAGCCATTAATAAAAACCTTTGAAAAATCATTCATAACATAAATGCAACAATAATAATCGCATTGTTGATCATATTGATCGCATGGCAATTTAAATTGGTGCGCTAATCTTGGGGGATTATTTACGCGAGTTGCTTTTATTTCAATCTTTTTATTGTTCATTAAAAAATCATAATCAAATTGCTGCGCATGAAATATTTCTTTTCCAATTGACGAAAAGTAATCAAGGAAACATATTTCGGCAATAGCCCCGGCAGCATTGCCATCGCCTTCAGTAAGGGATTTATTTAAAATTCCAAAATCGTAAAGAGTTTTTGCTCTTTTTAATTGGTCTAAACTTGGTGTAATTGTGATCATAAGTTCATTGCTTTAGTTGTTAATTCATCCCAAACATCCCCGACTTTCGGAGCGTTGAAATTTTCTATTTTAAAATATCGCCCGGAACTATTCCGGCCTTTTGTTAATTTTAGTTTATTAAATTTGGCATATTCGCCAACCCACTTCAAGAACCTTCGCGCTTCAAGATCCTTCCATCCGGCGGTTTCATTCTTGAATAATTCTAAATAAGTATTATTATAAATAAATTCATCAATCTTAATCGGATTATCATTAACAAAATCATAAAAATCTTTTGATGTTGCTTGGATGAATCTCTTTGCTTCGGCATTAATTGAAACCGATTTAAGCAATCCATTCTTTAAAAAGCTTTGCAAGTTGTGAATCATATAATTGTCAAATTTTGACCAGTCAATTTCCGACCATGAATCAAATAATAACCGGCCATAAATATCAAGTGGGGATCTTTGCGCGTTAAAGTATTGAAAGAACTCCAGTTCGTGCCTTCTTCGATCATGAGATGAACCAGCGCCGGCAATAACATAATTGGTAGTTAAAACTATTTTTGGGGATCTCTCAAATGGAATAAAAATTTCATCCTTGTTTTTTCTGTTTACTGTTATTCCTTCGGAAATCAAAGAAAATAAATCTTCAAATACAAAATTTTTCTTTACATCATCCAGCGCCAAAATTTGAGAATCCAAATTTACTCTTTGATAAACAAAATCCCCTTTTAAATTAAACGCTTTTCCATCAATCTTTACAATTTTTCGAAGGTATCCGAGCGCGGTTAACATCAAGGATTTACCGGAACCGCCGTTTGCATTATCATCAATTTCTTGATCATTAAAGATAATTGCCTTTTGATCTGTTTTATCTTTAAATGTATGCAATAAATATCCAAGTGTTGTTTCAAGCGAAGCGGTTCGATTCTCATCTTCATTACTTACTTTATAAACAAGATCCTTGAAATCATTATCAAAGGAATCAAGCTTTGTAAAATCCCGGCCAATTATTTGATTTTCCCAAATGTATCCATTAACATCAATGTAACTTTGCAAAACAACTTCTTTCTTGGTTATTTTAGCAACTCCATTTTTGAAGGGGATGAAAGAACAATCAATTGTATCCTGGAGCATCTTCAATGCAATTGAATCAATCATATTTAAATGATTCTCATTGAATAAATAAGTTGATTTTGAACAATAGTTCCAAACCTTGCATTCCCCTTTGCTCAAAAGAAAGGTTAACACAAAATCTTTTATTTGATCCGTTGATGATAATCTAACTTTATTTTCTTGAACGCGCACAAAAGTTGGCTTTTCGGCATTTTCTGGATAATACTTATTGAATCCATTCTTAACCAAAAATTCCGAATATTTCATCGGTTCAACGGTTATTGTTTCAACTCCTTTTTTTATTTCTATTTCCCAAAATACATCTTCGGTAGTTGCAAGTTCATCTTTAACATCATTAATAATGGAATCATCAACATTCAATTGTTTCTTTATATCTCTCGGGTTGATTCCTTGCTTTAATTTATTCTTTACTTTAACAACAAGCTCCGTATTCTCAAAGTATTTGATTCCTTGGCTTGCTTTCTTATAAGCGGATTTAACGGTTTGTATTAATTCGCCTTGTGTAAACCCAGGGGAAACAAATTGATTTTGCAAATAATATTCGGCAGCATCTTTGGAAATATTGTATTCACAAAAACAAGCGGCAACCTTAAAAACATATTGGTTCCGGGATCCTTCGGAAAAAGTACATCCAAAATCGAACTTCATTATCCGTTCAATTATTTTATCTTCGTCATTTAAGATGCAAACCGGGGCTTTATCATGGAAATCAAATCCTTTTTCTTGGTCGATTTGAGTAAACTCATCGCAAAATTCATTGATGTAAGCTTCAGGATCATAAGATTCAAAGCAAACCCGGGAAACATTACAAGATGTTGGATCAAAATAATCCGAATTAAAGAACTTTTGAAATGCTTGGAACCTTCTTTTGTGTTCATCCTTTGTTGATTTGGGGATTTTAATAACCACTTTCAAACCTTTGCCCCCTGGCGATGTAAATAATAAATAAACAAAGGGGCAATTTTGTAATTTTTGCCGTTCTTCATTCATTGTTTGTTCATCTGGATAATCATCGAAATCCAAAACGCAAAGCCCGGAATGTTGAATCAATCCATTATCATTGCGCTCATTAAATTGGCCGTTGAACATTATCGCAAGTAACGAATTTTTCAAGTTTCGATGTTGTTCGGATGTTTCATCCAATTTTCTCAACCGTTCAATCTTTTTATTTAAATCGGAATAGCCATTTTTAATGCGCTCAAAGACTTCAAGCACCGTTAATGAGTAAGGAGTTTCCTTTGCGTTAAATAAGCTTTTAAAAACGCTAACTTTTGGAATC